TTCCCTGGAAGTAATTGGGGAACTTCAGGACTTTCTACTAGTCAGGGTCAGGCATTACCTCCAATCGATACAGAATGGGATATTAATACAGAATTACAAATTGCAAAAACAGGTACTATTATAACGGATTTTGCTTCACTAAGATCCGCTACTTATATTGAAATTCCTTTTAGTAAATTACAATTTCTTTATAATAAACTCGACCCTGGTTTACCATACACCTCTTTGCCTGCTCCAAAAGCAGGAACTTTTTGTGCAATAAGAGGTGGAGATAGGCATAATACTAATACTCCTTGGGATTTTTCACCTTATAATAAATTAATATTAAAATTTGCAATAGGTATACCAAACCCTGCGTGGACAAATACAAATCATGAGTTGCCTTATATTATGGGTAATTTATCAAATGCTATAAATATTGTATATCAACAAAGTCCACCTGCAAGTGATGTTACTAGGGTAATAATTACACATGGAAGTAATGCTACTGTTAAAAGAGCAACTTAAAAATGCGAGGACACCAGTTAGGCGTTTCCTTTGTGGAAACTTCAGTTAGGCGTTTCCTTTGTGGAAATACCAGTTAGGGAGTCCTCTTCGCTTAAAATACCTCTGTTAATTCAGGGGTATTTTTTTTTACTTATATTTGTTATAAATCAAATTAAATTAAATGAATGATATTCGTAAGATAGCAGTAGGTCCTGATTACAAAAGTGGAGCTATGCATTATGTTGTGGGTCAAGAAATACTAAATGGTACATATAAAATTCACCACATACGGTATAATGACATTAATGACTCTTTTAAAATATGGATTGAATCTACATATACTAAAGAAATTGTGTTATGGAAGCAGTTTATTAATATGCCTGTATCTATCGAGTATAATATTAACTTCTAATGAAATCACCTTACTTATTTATCACCAAACCCTTAGACAATAAAAGGTATAACAACACTAAAAAAATCAGTGATGTAGACTTTATAACAAATACTTCAGAGGAAAACCACAAAGCATCAAATCGAATTGCAGAGGTTATTGCCACTCCAATTGTTTATAATGGTCCTATTAAACCAGGAGATAAATTATTAGTCCATCATAACGTATTTAAGTTTTACAATGACATGCAAGGTAGACGTAAAAGTGGAAGAAGTTTTTTTATGGATGATTTATTTTTTGTTGAGCCTGATCAGTTTTACATGTATCATGATGGGTGTCGATGGAATACTAATGGAAGGTATTGCTTTACTAAGCCTCTTCCTACAGAAGACTACTACTTATATAAGAACACCAATGAAGAACCATTGGTTGGTGAAATAAAGTATAGCAACAACTACCTGCGTTCACAAAATGTAAATCCAGGTGATAAGGTCTGTTTTAAACCTGAAAGTGAATACGAGTTTGAAGTAGATGGAGAAAAACTATATCGAATGTTTGACCATCAAATAACAATAAAATTATGAGTGATAAGCCAAAAAAGAAAAAACGACCAAGAATTAAATATAATCCGAATCGCAATGGACTCAAAAACTTTAAAAAAGAATATTATTCAGGCAGGGATGAGAGCCGTAGAGCAACTTATTAAGGTTGCAAAAGAAGACATTATAAAGCCTGACCCAGAGGATGAGTTGGCTGCTGACAGATTAAAAAATGCTGCAGCAACAAAAAAACTAGCAATATTTGATGCGTTTGATATACTGACTAGAATAGAAAATGAAAAAAATTTAATGGAAATCGAAGAACGAGGTCCAAGTAAACTAGATACAAAACAAGGATTTGCAGAACGAAGGTCTTCATAGTTTATACAGAGTTGTAGATAACTACATACCTAAAGGTATTCTTAAAAAAAAGAATAGGAATAGGTCATGGAAATATGGCTATGATGAAAAGTATGAGGTTGTTGTAATATCTAAAACAGGAGAGATTGGTGAGGTATATGAAATTAACGGACTTAGAATTGGATTACCTAAAGCTCCAAAGTCTCTTCAAAGAGACAACAATAAATGGGAAAGAAAAGAGCCTCCAAAGGCAATCTTAAAAATACAATCTATATTTCAATGGAATCAGCAACCCAACACTTTTAAAGCTAAGTGGATAGATTACATCGAAGATGAGTTTGATAAAAGAGAACAAGGTTATTGGTTTATAAACAACAAAACATACACATACATTACAGGGTCACACTACATGTACCTTCAATGGACAAAGATTGATGTAGGGTATCCTGACTTTAGAGAAGCTAATAGAATTTTTTACATTTTTTGGGAGGCATGTAAAGCAGACCCTAGATGTTTCGGAATGATATACTTGAAGATTAGACGTTCTGGATTTTCATTTATGGCTTCCGAAGAGTGTGCAAATGTTGGGACAATATCTAAAAACTCTCGTATAGGTATTTTGTCTAAGTCAGGTTCTGATGCAAAAAAAATGTTTACAGATAAGGTTGTTCCTATTGTTAGAAACTATCCCTTCTTTTTTAAACCTGTGCAAGATGGTATGGATAAACCTAAAACAGAGTTGGCGTTTAGAATTCCTGCATCTAAGATTACTAAAAAGAATATGTATGATGTTGATGATGAAGAAATGGAAGGCTTGGATACCACTATTGACTGGAAGAATACAGATGATAACTCTTATGATGGGGAAAAGTTGCTTTTACTAGCACATGATGAAAGTGGTAAATGGCTAAAGCCAAACAATATACTAAATAATTATCGTGTTACTAAAACTTGTTTAAGACTAGGTAGAAAAATTATTGGAAAGTGCATGATGGGTTCAACATCAAATGCATTAAATAAGGGTGGTGAAGAGTTTAAAAAGCTTTACTACGATTCTAATCCTAATAACAGGAGTAATAATGGTCAAACAAAAAGTGGGTTGTATTCTTTGTTTATACCAATGGAGTGGAACTTTGAAGGATACATTGATGAGTATGGGATGCCTATGGAGGATGTTGTTGATTACTGGAACAACGAAGTTGAAAGTTTAAAAAATGATCCTGATGCTTTAAATGAGTTCTACAGACAATTTCCTCGTACTGAATCTCATGCGTTTAGGGATGAAAGCAAGCAGTCATTGTTTGATCTCACACGAATATATCAGCAGATTGATTACAACGACTCGCTTATAAAAGAACACCATTTAACTCGTGGGTCTTTTTCTTGGAAGAATGGAATCAAAGACACTGAGGTTATATGGACTCCAAACACTAGGGGGAGATTTTTAGTAAGTTGGATACCAAAAAAAAATATGCAGAATAGGTATAAGAAAAACCATAGAGGTGATTTTTTTCCTGCAAACGAGCATCTTGGTGCTTTTGGTTGTGATAGCTATGACATATCTGGAACAGTTGGAGGTGGAGCTTCAAATGGTGCTTTGCATGGAATTACAAAATTTAATATGGATGATGCTCCTAGTAATCAGTTTTTTTTAGAGTATGTAGCAAGACCTCAAACTGCAGAAATATTTTTTGAGGAAGTATTGATGGCATGTGTATTTTATGGTATGCCTATATTGGTAGAAAACAATAAGCCTAGATTATTATATCATTTTAAAAATAGAGGCTACAGAGCATTTAGTATTAATCGACCAGATAAACTTAAACACAAGCTCTCTAAGACAGAAAAAGAACTTGGAGGAATACCTAACTCAAGCGAGGCAGTAAAGCAGGCTCACGCAGCAGCTATTGAGTCTTATATTCAATCTTACGTAGGATTAATAGGTCCAGATGAAATGGGTTACATGCCTTTTACTAGAACACTAGAGGATTGGGCAAAGTTTGATATAAGCAATAGAACAAAGTTTGATGCTTCTATTAGTTCAGGTTTAGCAATAATGGCTTGTCAAAGACACCTCTATCAACCTATAAAAAAACAATCAAATATTATTGTTAACTTTGCTAGGTACAACAATAAAGGAAGTCATAGTGAAATAATAAGATAAATGAAAGACGTAAAAATAAATGTTTCTTCTGTTGGGTTTCCGAGTCAGTTTGTTTCTGATAGTGAAAAAGCTTCAGATGAATTTGGCTTACAAATAGGTCAGGCTATTCAGTATGAGTGGTTTAAAAAAGATGGAAATCAATGTAGATACTATAATCAGTGGAGAGATTTTTACAGGCTTCGTCTTTATGCTAGAGGTGAACAATCTGTTGCTAAGTATAAAAATGAACTAGCAGTTGATGGGGACTTGAGTTATTTAAATTTAGACTGGACACCAGTTCCAATTATTCCTAAGTTTGTAGATGTTGTTGTAAATGGAATGAATGATCGTTTGTTTGATGTAAAGGCATATGCAGAAGATGCAATGTCACAGGCTCAAAGAAGTAAGTATCAAGATATGATACAAGGTCAAGCAGCAGCAAAAGATATACTGCAGATTATTCAAAAAGAAACAGGAGCTGATCCCTTTATAATGAACCCTGATGACCTTCCTCAAACTGATGAAGAGCTAAACCTATATATGCAGCTTAAATACAAGCCTGCCATTGAGATTGCTGAAGAGGAAGCTATAAACACTATTTTTGCAGAAAACCATTACAACGATATTAGAAAAAGAGTTGACTATGATTTAACTGTTTTAGGTATTGGTTGTACAAAACATGAGTTTTTGCCAGGAGCAGGTGTTGAAATTAAATATGTAGACCCTGCAAATATTGTTTATAGTTATACAGAAGACCCACACTTTAAAGACTGTTTCTATTGGGGAGAAATTAAAACACTTCCAATTACTGAGTTAATGAAGATTGACCAGTCTTTAACCAAAGACGATTTAGAGGAAATATCTAAGTATTCTCAAAGTTGGTATGATTACTACAATGTGGCTCAGTTTTATGAAAATGATATTTTTTATAGAGATACTGTTACACTAATGTATTTTAATTATAAGACTACTAAAAAAGTGGTTTACAAAAAAAAGATATTAGAGAACGGTGGTACTAAGGTTATAGAGAAAGATGATCAATTCAATCCTCCAGTAGAAATGATGGAAGAAGGAAGGTTTGAAAAAATTGAAAAAACCATTGATGTGTGGTATGAAGGAGTAATGGTTATGGGTACAAACATTCTTTTAAAGTGGGAACTTGCTGAGAATATGGTAAGACCTAAATCTGCTCAACAACACGCACTTCCAAATTATGTAGCAGTTGCACCAAGAATGTATAAAGGGGTTATTGAGTCTTTAACTAGACGTATGATTCCATTTGCAGACTTAATACAAATAACTCACTTGAAACTTCAACAAGTTATTTCAAGGGTTGTACCTGATGGTGTGTATATTGATGCTGATGGATTAAATGAAGTAGACTTAGGAACAGGAAACGCTTACAATCCAGAAGATGCTTTAAGATTATATTTCCAAACAGGTTCTGTAATTGGTAGAAGTTATACTCAAGATGGAGACTATAATCAAGGTAAAGTTCCAATTAAAGAACTACAATCAAGTTCTGGTACAAGTAAAACACAGATGCTTATTGCAAACTACAATCATTATTTAGGAATGATTAGACAGGTGACAGGTTTAAATGAAGCTAGAGATGCTTCTACTCCTGATCCTAATTCTTTGGTTGGTTTACAGAAATTGGCAGCATTAAATTCTAATGTTGCGACTAGGCATATACTTGAAGGCTCTTTGTATATATATAGAAGTTTAGCTGAAGCTATAACTTATAGGGTTGCCGACATATTGCAGTACGCAGACTTTAAAGATGATTTTGCTAATGCCATAGGTAAGTATAATGTTAGTATTCTTAATCAGATAAAAGATTTATACATCTACGATTTTGGTATATTTATTGAAATAGCTCCAGACGAAGAACAAAAAGCACAATTAGAAGCTAATATACAAATGGCTTTATCTAAGGGAGATATTAATCTAGAGGATGCAATTGATATTAGAGAGATTAAAAACATTAAACTTGCTAACCAATTACTTAAAGTAAAACGTAAGGCATTACAAGAGCAGCAGCAACAACAAGCAATGCAGGCTCAAGCAATGCAGGCTCAACAGGCATTAAAGTCTCAAGAAATGAAGCAGCAAATGACAATGCAAGCTCAACAAGCTGAAATTCAAGGAAAAATGCAATTAAAACAGGCTGAGATTGCTTTTGAGATAGAAAAGCAAAACAATGAGGCTATGCTTAAAAGTAAGTTAATGCAGGAAGAGTTTAACTACAATTTACAGTTAAGAAGTATGGAGTCGGAGGCATTGTCTAACAGAGAAATTCAAAGGGAAAATGCAAAGTCTGCTAGAATATCTCAAGCTAATCAAGAACAGTCAAGACTAATAAATCAAAGAAAAAATAATTTACCACCACAAAGATTTGAATCTAACGAAGACAGTTTAGATGGATTTGATCTAGCTGAGTTTGAGCCTAGATAATGTCTAAAATCGGTATTATTTTTTTCTTATATTTGTAATAATTAAATTTAATCATATGGAATTCAAAGTAAAAGAAGTAACAGTAGGTGAAGAAAAATCAGTTCAAGAGGTAGAGCAAGAGCTTTTAGATAAGCATGAAGAAAAGATTAATAATGAAGAGCCAAAAGCTGAAGAGCCAAAAGCTGAAGAGCCAAAAGCTGAAGAGCCAAAAGCTGAATTAAACGAGAAAGACGTTCTTTCATATATTGGAAAAAGATATAATAAAGAAATTAATTCATTTGATGAGTTAATGAGTCAGCGAGAAACTCATGAGGAATTACCTGAAGATGTCGCTGCTTACTTTAAATATAAAAAAGACACAGGTAGAGGTATTAAAGATTTTGTAGAGTTACAAAAAGACTTTGATGAATTCAATCCTGATTCTTTACTTAAAGAATATTTACGTGCTACAGAAGATGGTCTTGATGAAGAGGATATTGAAACCTTAATGGAGGATTACTCTTTTGATGAAGATTTAGATGATGAGGGTGACATAAAGAAAATTAAGTTAAAGAAGAAAAAAGCTATTGCTAAGGCAAAAGATTACTTTAAAGAAATGCAAGAGAAGTATAAGCAACCACTTGAGTCAAGGGGAACGCAAGCTTCAAATGTATCTGAAGAAGAAATGGAAGGCTACAGGCAATACATTGCAAATGCGAAGTCTTATGAAGAAGAGACTGCTAGAAAGAAAGAGATTTATAACTCTAAGACGTTAGAAGTATTTACACCTGAGTTCAAAGGTTTTGAGTTCAATATAGGTGAAGAAACCATAACGTATTCTCCAGGTAGTTTAGAAGATTTAAAAAAGAGTGCATTGAATCCAGGTAGTTGGGCAACCAAGTATTTAGATGACAATGGTCTTTTAAAAGATTCTAAAGGTTTTCATAGGAGTGTATCAATTGCACAGAATCCTGAAAAGTTTGCTAAGTTCTTTTATGAACAAGGTAAGGCTAAAGCCACTGAGGATGTAATGCGTAAGACAAAAAATATTAATATGTCGGAACGTAAAACACCTGAAGTGACAAGCAAAGGAGGAACACAATTTAAGTCTTTAAACACAGACAGTGGGAGAGGACTTAAAATTAGAAGTATAAAAAGAAAATAATTAATTTAAAAAAATAAAAATTATGCCAGGATCAGTCCAAGCTACGCCAGGTTTTGATTTGCAACCAAGTTCGCATCAAACACCTTTGGCTTCGAATTACATTACTGACTTCAACTTTTTGAATCAGTATTTACCAGATACTTACGAAAAAGAATTCGAAAGATATGGTAACAGAACAATCTCCTCATTCATTAGAATGGTAGGAGCAGAAATGCCTTCTAACTCAGACCTTATCAAATGGGCAGAGCAAGGAAGATTACACACCAAGTACGTTGATTGTGGTACTGCTGCAGTAACAGGAGGTGGAGAAGCAATTTTCCAAGTAAATGACGTTCTTAACCCTGCAGGTTCAACTGTTCAACCAGGTTCTGGTGCGACAGTTCAGATTGCAATTAGAGTTGGTCAAACAGTTGTTGTTGTAAACAACGATGGATCAGGTGAGTTCAAAGCTATTGTTATAGCAGTTGACCTTGCAAACAACCAATTCACTGTTGCATTCTATGATGCTGCAGGTTACACAGGTGGTTCAGGATTAGGAAATGCTGATGCAAGTATTTTCATTTATGGTTCTGAATTTAAGAAAGGAACAAATGGAATGCAAGGTTCATTAGAAGCTGACGATTTCATCTTCGAAAACTCTCCAATTATCATCAAAGATAAGTATGCAGTATCAGGTTCTGATATGGCTCAAATCGGATGGATTGAGGTTACTACTGAAAATGGAGCAACAGGTTACTTATGGTACTTAAAGTCTGAGCACGAAACTCGTTTACGTTACGATGACTATTTAGAAACTGCAATGATTGAAGCAGTTCCTGCTGAAGCAGGTTCTGGTGTTGTAACACAAACTACATCTGACCAAGTTGGAGACAAAGGGTCTGAAGGTGTATTCTATGTGGTACAAAACAGAGGTAATGTATGGGCAGGTGGAAATCCAAATACTTTAGGAGATTTTGATGCAATCATTTCACGTTTAGACAAGCAAGGTGCTATTGAAGAAAATGTAATTTTCTTAAACAGAGACTTTGGATTTGACATCGATGACATGTTAGCAGCTCAAAATTCTTATGGAGCAGGTGGAACTTCTTATGGTCTTTTTGACAATGATGAAGAGATGGCACTTAACCTAGGATTTACAGGATTCCGTAGAGGTTATGACTTTTATAAGTCTGACTGGAAATACTTAAACGACCCAACAATGCGTGGGGGTGTTGATGGTACAGGAAGTATTAACGGATTGTTAGTACCTGCAGGTTCTACAACTGTTTATGACCAAATTCTTGGGAAGAACGCTAAGAGACCATTCTTACATGTTCGATACAGAGCTTCTGAAACTGAAGACAGACGTTACAAAACTTGGATCACTGGTTCAGCAGGAGGTGCAAGAACATCTGACTTAGATGCGATGGAAGTAAACTTCTTGAGTGAAAGAGCAGTTTGTACTTTAGGTGCAAATAACTTCTTCATCTTCCAAGATTAAGAATACCAACAAATGAAAGGGGGTCTCTTCAAAGAGACTCCTTTTTTATAAATTAAATTAAATTATATCAAATGAAAACTACAGTACAAAGAGTAGACAAGGTCTACAAGTTAACAAGGAATGCAGCACCTTTATCTTTCATGCTTGCAACTAGACACACTAGAAGATTTCCATTACTTTGGTTTGACCCTGAAAAAGAGATAAACAGAGAACTGCGTTATGCTAGAAATCAAAAATCACCATTTGTAGATGAGCAAGATGGTAATGCAATTATAGAACCTATTATTTTTGAAGATGGTTTTTTAAGAGTTCCTAAAAACAATCAAATTTTACAAAAATTTTTAGATGTACACCCACACAATGGTGTTAAATTTAAAGAACTTGATAAGTCAAAAGATGCTCAAGAAATTGTTGAAATCATGAACATAGAACTTGATGCAATGATAGAAGCACGTTCCTTATCAATAGCACAACTAGAAACTTTAACAAGAGTATTATTTTCAAAAGACCCATCTAGAATTAGTACAGATGAAATGAAGAGAGATATTTTAGTTTATGCTAAAACAGAGCCTCAAGAGTTTATGTCTATTGTTAATGATCCAGTATTAAAGTTACAAGCAACGGTGCATAAATTCTTTGAAGAAGGTCTTATTAAATACAGGAATAAAAACAAAGAGGTTTGGTTTAACACTAAAACAAACAAAACAAGGCTTTGTACTATTCCTTTTGGAGAAGACCCAATTTACATAGTATCATCTTATTTTCAATCTGATGATGGTGTAGATGATTTAATTCATTTAGAAAAATTGTTAGATTAAAAAATTATACAATTGATTTATGCCAACAGTTTTGAATGAAGAAGAAAATTTGTATCTTTGAAGTATGTAAAACATCAAGTCAATGGTTTTCGATTTCGGTCAATTCTGTTGACTTTTATTTAGAAGGAGGTCTATTTTAAGACCTCTTTTTTTTTTGATTATCTTTGTGTAAATAATAGTCAGGATGATAAACGATATTAGAAATACAGTTTTAGCCGTATTAAATAAAAACAATTACGGATACATCTCTCCACAAGATTTTAATCTATATGCACAACAAGCTCAAATGGATTTATTTGAGGATTATTTTTATGCATATAACTATCAAGTTAATAAGGAAAACCAAAGAACATCTGGAACAGGCTATGCTGATATAAAAAAAGGATATGTAGAGGTTATTGATTTTTTTTCGGTAACTTCTCCTTTATCTCAAGTTGGAGCAAATCTAGATAAGTTTTCATTACCATCACTTACCACAACAGGTAGTGATTACTATTTAATTAATAAAATATTTATAGGTAGTACAGAGTTAGAAAGAATTGAACAAAGTAAAATACTATTACTTAATTCTTCTCCTTTAACTGCACCATCTACAATGTTTCCTGTATACACAACAGAGGGTAGTGTTGCTACAATTTATCCAACACCTGCCACATTACCAACTGTTAATTGTCAGTACATACGTTATCCTAAAGCTCCAAAATGGACTTATGTAGATTTAGGAACAAGCAATGAACCTGTATTTGACCAAACACAACCTGACTATCAAGACTTTGAACTGTTTCCAGACGATGCAACGGATTTAACAATGAAAATATTACAATACGCAGGGGTTTCAATTAGAGAGGCATCAGTTGCTCAATATGCAGGAGCTGAAGAAGCTGCTGAAATTAATAGTGAAAAATAATTATGTCATACATCAGCCAATACGAATATTACGAAAATGGAGGTAATGCTCCTGAAGATGCTAATTGGGGTTCGTACCAATACGTGTCATTAAAAGATATAGTTGTAAACTATCAGTTAATGTATTCTGGTAACCACTCTTTAATAAACAATGAGGAAAGATATAAGATACTTTTTCATGCTAAAAGAGCAATTCAAGAATTAAACTACGATGCTTTTAAAGAAGTTAAGGTTTTACAGTTAACTGTTTCTGAAGAGTTAAGATTTGTTTTACCTTCAGATTATGTAAATTGGGTAAGAATATCTTACTACCAGGATGGTGTCATAAGACCTATGGTAGAAAATGTTCAAGTAAATTCTGCTAAAGCTTATTTACAGGCTAATGACGCAAGAATACTTTTTGATCAAGATGGTAAAGCTTTGCAACCTGAGTATTCTCCATTAGACTTTGACAGAATAACAGGTCAAAAGCCAAGTATATATTTAAACAGATTAAGTCCTTATGATGGATTATTAGGATACGAATATGAGGGGTGTTGGTATTTTGATTTTGCCGTAGATGCTAGATATGGTCTTAACACAGAAACTGCAAATGCTAATCCTACTTTTAGAATTGATAAAAAATCAGGTGTTATAAACTTTGATTCAACTATGGCAGACAATAGTTGCATATTAGAATATATTTCTGATGGAATGGAAAATGGAGATGATACACAAGTAACCGTAAACAAATTATTTGAAGATTATGTTTATGCATATATTAGTTATCAAATATTAAATAGTAAATTAGGTGTCCAAGAGTATGTTGTTAATAGAGCTAGAAAAGCTAAATCAGCACTTCTTAGAAACGCAAAAATAAGATTAAGCAATATACACCCAGGAAGATTATTAATGAATCTGAGAGGTCGAGACAAGTGGATAAAATAATATGGCTACATTCCAAAGAAACTTTATAGCAGGTAAAATGAATAAATCCGTTGACGAGAGACTCGTTCCTAACGGACAATATATTGATGCAGTAAATGTTAGATTAGGATCATCTGAATCAACAGAAATAGGTGCAGTTGAAAACTCTAAAGGAAATACTTTGATTGCAGCATTATCTTATGAAGGACAGAGCTTGAGTAGTAATGCAAAGTGTATTGGAGCTTTAGAAGATGGTGCAAATGAAACAATGTATTGGTTTGTGCATGACCCTACATTTACAGGAAATAGTGCTACAGGAAAAATTGATTTAATTGTTTCTTTTAATACAATAACCAATGATACAGTATACCATGTTATTAGTGTTTCTAAAGGTGGAATTAATCCTACAGAGACTGTTTTAAATTTCAATGAAAAGTATCTTATTACAGGAATTAATTTAATTGATGGATTATTGTTTTGGACAGATAATTATAATCCACCAAGATTTATAAATGTAAGCCGTAGTTACCCAATACCCAGTGGTTCTCCAAGAGTAGATGGAAATGGAAATGCAGGTTTATTAGAAGAGTCATTATTGGTTATTAAAAAGCCACCTCATAGTGCACCAACAGTAGAGCTAGCCTTAACAAGTGGTGGAGATGAAAATTATTTAGAAGAAAGATTTATTTCATTTGCTTATCGTTATGAATACCAAGATGATGAGTATTCAGCAACATCTCAGTTTTCAGATGCAGCTTTTAATACAAGTCCTTTTGATTTTAGTGCAGAGTCTTATTTAAATGAGGGTGTAGTAAATAGGTTTAATACTGCTATTATTACATATAATTCAGGAGGACCTTTAGTTACGGCTATAGATTTGTTGTTTAAAGATAGCGATGGTACTATAATTAAGGTTATAGAAAAAATTAAAAAAGCTGAGTTAGGATTAGCGGACAATACTGATTATACTTTTACATTTAGAAACAGTAAAATATTTACAATACTTCCAGAGTCTGAGTTATTAAGATTATACGACAATGTTCCTTTATTTGCAAAATCTCAGACTTTAATGGGTAATAGGTTAATGTATGGAAACTACATTGAAAATTATAACTTAGTTGACATTAATGACTCACCTGTAAGATTAGAGTTTGAGACAGAACTAATTTCTGAACTTATAGGTTTAGAATCAATTCAGGACACCACAGATAACGCATCTTATACTTTTGGTGCAAGCGTAAACATAGTAGATGGTAGTCTTGTTATAGACCTAGAAGGCGTAGAGTTAGTAGCAGGTTCATTAATATCTATCGATGCTTCTTTTATTCATAGAGATTTTCAAGGTAACACACCTACAGAAACAACTCCACAAATAAATATTGAGTGGAGTTATGTATTACCACAAGATTTTAACAGTGTATATGATTTAGCTACAAGTTTAGACTTTCAAGAAAAAGTAGGTGTTGGTACTCTAAAACCAGTGTATGACTCAGACCCATTAATAGAAACCTCTTGTGATGGATTTACTTTAACAGATATAATAAACTGTAACATTCCTAATGTATTGGATTCTTCACAACCAACAACTTGGACAAAATTTGAAAGTGGAATATCTTCAGCTAATCAACCAGTAGGCATTGTTACTTCTATAGGGTCAAACACTATTGGTTTTGAATTAATAGCTATGCGTAGAGTAGACGATGTTGCTGCTCCAACTCAAAATGCTTACGAATACTATGGATGGAATTTTGCTGAAGTTACTTACCAAAAAATATCTGACACTAAAAGCCTTCATAGTAATAGAGATTATGAGATAGGTATAATTTATATGGATGAATATAATAGAGCATCTACTGCTCTAGTAAGTCCATTAAATTCTGAACATGTACCTTGTAGGTTTTCAGATCAAAAAAATTCTATTCAAGTTACTATCCCTACACAACAAAGACCTCCATACTGGGCAACAAAATATAAGTTTGCAATAAAGCCTAGTGCTGAAGGTTATGAAACAATTTATACAAACATATTTTTTACAGACCCAACAAGTAATGAAACATACTTTTTATTAGAAGGAGAAAACCAAAGAAAAGTAGAGACAGGTGATAGGTATATTGTAAAAGCAGATACAAGTGGTTCTTTGTTAAGATGTGCTTATGCTACTGTTTTAGAAAAAGAAGCTAAAGAGTCAGATTTTATTGTGCCTCCAATTTTAGATGACGAAGATAATGAAGTACCTATTCCTGCAGGTACTTACATGAAAATGAAAGCTCAAGATTTCTCTGTTGCTTTAGGTGATAAACCATTTATTTTACCAGGCAAACAAAGTAAAACTGTAAGAGGAAACGATAGATACCCTATATTAGCATATAAAAATTTTGGAGAAGATGATGGTTCAGGTAATTTTATAAATTATACAATTCCTTCAGGAAGTAGGATTAAGTTAAATTTTAAATTTCAAAGAAGAGGTCCTAGTCGAGGTAACAATAGATGTGAACGTAGAGTGTATAATTTAGAATCTACGTTAACTGCGTCTCAAGATTATGACGATATTATAGATTGGTGGAACGGAGACAATGTACAAGAAATATTAAACACAGGTCAACAAGAAGTTGGAGGTTCAGGATGTGATGTACAAAACGAATACGATCCAACTATTGCAACTACTCCAGGTCCATTTAATAACTATGGTATTAACCCAACACTATGTACTAATTTTTACAGATGGTATAGAAACAACAGTACTCAAGAAATACGTTTTATAGTTTCTGGTACAAGAGCTTGTGGATCAACGCCAAAGAGAAGGTCTAAAGTAGAAGTTACTTTTGAAATATTTAGAGCAGAGAGTACTATTGTTTTTGAAACATTTCCAACAGATGCACAACCTGATGTATGGTACGAAGGCTCAGAAACTTTTGACATTGTAAAAGAAGGTTGTTTGTTTGATTTAAGTGTTTCTTCTTCAGAAACAAATCCAATAGCATTCGAGTATACATTAAACGGTTTTCAAGAACAAGTTATTTTAGAACCAGGAGAATCAATGTCAAATATAAACGGTGATTGTAATTCGATGGTTATATCATCATCTACACCACCTGATGATCCTGCAAACATAACAATTCTTACAACATCAGTAGAAAATGTTCATTTAGGAAACGTACAATCTCAAACATTAAATCAGTCTGCAATTATAGATACATCGTTTTTTAATTGTTTTGCTTTTGGTAATGGTGTTGAGAGTTATAAAATAAGAGACTCTTTGGTTGGAAAACCACTTTTACTAGGTAACAGAGTTACAACTACATCTTCAGAAGATTATCGCCAAGCTAATAGATTTGCTGATATTACATATAGTGGAATATACAATGATGAAAGTAATGTAAATAAACTTAATGAATTTAATTTAGGTTTATTAAACTTCAAAAGAACAGAAGAGTCGTTTGGTTCTATACAAAAATTATTTGCTAGAAGTACTGATATACTTACTCTTCAAGAAGATAAAATATCTTACGTATTAGCAGGTAAAAATTTATTATCTGATTCTGCCGTTGGAGGAGCTATAACTTCTGTGCCTGAAGTTCTTGGAACTCAGATAGCAAGACTTGAAGAGTTTGGTATAAGTTTTAATCCAGAAAGTTTTGCAGTGTATGGATACGATAAATATTTTTCTGATCAAAAACGTGGCGTATTAATTCAATTAAAAGGTAGTGCTTATAGTAATGAGCAACTTACAGTTATATCTGAATTAGGAATGCGTTCATGGTTTAGAGATAGATTTATTGCAGCACCAAACACACAGAAACTTGGTGGCTATGACCCTTACATGGATGAATATGTTTTTAGCACTAATGATGATTTATTGCCTATTGAAGACCCATGTATAGCTTGTGGTGTTACAAAAGCATTTGTATATAGTCAGATTTCTAGAGTTTTTTGTTTCAACTTAGGGCAGTTAGTAGGAGATGTAAATATTGATGTAACTGTTAGTAATTTATCAAATGGACCATTTATATTAACTTCAGTATATGATGGAAGTGTTTCATCAATAAATTTAAACACAGGATTAAACACTTTAACTTTTGATAAAAACAAAGTATTAACAGAAACTGTTGAGCTAACTTTTTCAGGAACATTAAATGCTACTGTAGAATTTATTGTTAACTGTCCTATAGCTGATACTTTAGAAATAATTCAGGTATGTGTTTCTGATGATGTAGATGCAGGTCAGTTTATACACAACCAATACCGATGGATTGATGGAGTATTTGTTTCTCCATTACACCAAGAGCAAGTGGAGTTACAGTCCTCTAATACATCACCATTAATATCTCAATACAGTTCAGTTTCAGGACCACAGGGTGCAGGAGTTATTCCTGCTGATGGTGCAATTGTATCAATAATATCAAAAAAGATATTACCAACTGATGACTTTGTTTTTGCTAATCCACCGATGAACTTTAAATATTTAAGAAGCAGTACCTTGTATGTAAACACTCCTGCCTCTATTCAAGATTTAATTAATGCATCAAATCAAGGTGGCTTAGATGCTTCAGGTGCACCTTCAACATACTTGTCACAGTTTGTTATGCCTTCTGGAAACTCAGGTGATAAGCTTTATTTAATATATGACTACAGAGAGCCTGTGTTAGTAGAGTTGTGTTATTCAACCCTAAGTGCTTTTGATGCGTGTTGTGGATGTTCTGATGCATCTAAGTTTATCGCAACACAGTGTAGACTAGATGGTGTTGTAAACACTGAAGTAATTCAAGGTCCTTATACTATAGGTCAATTTGTACAATTAGTAGGACTACCTGATTGTTACTTTGAAATAACTGACTCGTCTACAGATGAGGTTACTGACACAGTTTCAGCTCTTATCTCTGGAACAGATTGTGATAATTTCTGTCAAGAATATGATTTAATTAGTACAAACCCAGGTACTACAGACATTGATTATGTTGATTGTGATTTCTTACCTCAAACCGTAAAGTTATCACAAGACACAAATCAAACAATATGTGCACGTTCAATTGATCCGATTCCTGCAAATGTAACTATCGCATTAAAATATTGTGAATGTAACATAGCTAGTTTAGTTCAATTAGAAAGATGTGTTTTAGATTGGAGTACAGGAGGTAGTAATACAGAATACGCAGTAAATGCAGGCTATACAATAGGTGATTTAGTTACTGTTAATACAGATTCATGTGTATATGAAGTAGTAGCATTTGTTTCAGGAAGTGTTACAACAAATATAACATCTGTAAATCCTGTAGCAGATTGTAGTGAAGTTTGTAATTATTATAATGTTACAGGAACAGGTCCTGGTCCACAAACTTTTACTTACAAAAAATGTGGTCAAATTAGAGATTTTTCTGTAGTAATAGATGAATTAGAAACAATACAAGTATGCACCTCTGAAGCAATAGACCAGTCAGCTAACTTTAGTATTGTTTGGCAGGCATGTGAGTGCCCTGGGTTCAATCATGTTCTTGAAGACTGTGTTACAGGTGAACAACTAATTGCAGATTACACTACGCAGTTATCAATAGACACAACTGTTATTGTTTCAGGTGTAGGATGTTTATGGAAAGTTACAGGTTATACATTTGCAACTGCAACTGCTACTATTTCATCTATAAGTGGAGATAGTTGTGATAACCAATGTGATTTTGTTCAATTTGAAAACAATGGATTAGCCGCTGCAACATTATCAGTGGTATTATGTGGAGGAAATACTGTTACTCAATTGTTACAACCTACTCAAGCATATTCAGCTTGTATTAAGTCAATTTCAACTATGGGTGCAGGAATAGAAATATATGGTCAAATATGTAATTGTCAAGAATAAATTATGAAATATATAAATAACTGGAAAGCAAATGCAAAAAAAAATAACAAAATAGATATTGTTATTAGAATTGGTAAAATAACTTTTATTACATTATGGGTTGATACCAGTACAAAGAAATTTATATTAACGGTATTAAATTTTACGGTAAAAAATTAGTATGGCTACTTTAGGGAATTATTATTTAAATGGACCAAGTTTATCAACTGCAACAAAAGTTTTTACTGACTTTGATCAAACAATTTGTGCACCTGATGGATGGTATTCAGATGGAGTAATTTCAAGAAAGTTAACAAATTGTAAATTACAAAAAGCTGAACAACCTTGTGAAAATTGTAACGAAAACTTAATTAATTTACAATTTAATAGCATCTCTGCTTCAGATTTATTTTGTATTGTTGGTGCAAATGTTTCCGTTTATATGCCACTTGGAGAAGTTTTTAGTACAGGAACTGCAATATAT